ACTCCCCCGGGCCGAAGCCCAAAAAGAAGGAGGCCGCTATGGCCGAAGTTATGATTCCGTTGGAAAATGTTTCGGTCATGGACGGCGAGGAGATGACCGAGCCGTCCGTGGGCGACACCATCGATCTCACCGGCGAGGTCACCGAGATCCGGGACGGCAAGGCCGTCGTCCGGGTCATCGAGGCCGAGACCGGGGAGACCGAGGAGGAACCCGCGGCCGAACCCACCTTGGAAGAGGAGGGCGCGGCCTTGAGGAAACTCGCCGAAGAGGCGGACATGGAAGCCTGATGCCCCTGTACGAATACCGCGACAAGGAAACCGGCTCGGTCGTTCTCATCGAACGGCCGGTGGCGCAGCGGGACGAGGTCCCGGGGCGTTACGAGCGGCTGGGTTTCCCCTCGCGATTCGGACTCAAGGGCCTTGGGGACGTTCCATACCATCCGGCATCCCCGGATGGCAGAAACGTCCTGGCGGGCTACTACGCGCAGGAGCAGAAACTCGGGAGCCGGTTCCGGCCAGGGCACCGCACCGAGACCATCAAAAAAGCCTGGTCAAATCATAGGAGCCCAGATCCAACATGAGCCAAGAAAACATCCGCAGAGAACTGGCCGCCAAACGCGGCCCGATTCGCATCGATAGCAAAAGGGAGTCCGTGGCCCTCGATTTCACCACGTCCGCCACGACCGGCACGTTTGATGCCGCCACCGCCGCGGTCGGGCTGAAGATCGAGATCAACGGCACCGCCTACAAGCTGCCCGCCTACACGGTTTAAGCCATGGCGCGCCTGCAATCCAGGTCCGTCCTGGGGGACGGCGGCACGGTCTTCGTCACCACCGGCACGACCGCCGGGGTGTTTGATGCCGTCACCGCCCTGTCCGCCGGCACGGCCGACATCACCGTCTCCGGCACGGCCGGCACCGGCCTGGTGATTGCCGCCGGGGTCACCGTGTTTGGGGACATCACCCAGATTATCGTCGGATCAGGCGGGCCGTTTGCCGCCTACAAGCGGGCCGCCTAGCCCGTAAGGAGCCAGCCATGGGCCGGCAACTCGAGACCATCATCGACAGCCTGGGCACGGTCACGCTCGGCACACTGAATGCCAGCATCGACCTGACCCCGGTCACCGCGGACACCGGAGCCATCGAGACGGACACCGCCTCGATGGAGGCCAACCTGGCCAGCCTGACCACCGACGTCGCCAACGGCGTCACGGTTTCAGGTACCGTCAGTGTGGCTGTCACGGGTGGGACCATCACCACTGGCACGGTTACTGCGGCACAGGCTACTGCGGCAAACCTGAACGCAACCGTGGTTCAGGGGACTGCCACAAACTTAAAAACTCAGGCCGAGAATTATCAGGGTGGCTCTGCGGTTGGATCTGGGAATCCATTACAAGTCACTCTTGCCAATACTGGAGCCAACGCAACGGCGGTTAAGGTGGATGGTTCTGCCGTTACCCAGCCAGTAACAAATCGTGGGGCAACTGGAGAGGCAACAGTATCTAATTTTACTTCCACTACTTCAGCAACCCTAAAGGCATCCAACTCAAACCGAAAGGTTCTGAGCATCTACAACGAGGGGGCTGGAAATCTTAATGTCCTATACGGAAGCGGCACAGCCAGCACCACCAATTATTCCGTGAAGCTATTCACAGGAGACTATCTTGAGATTGATAAATACACGGGTCAGGTGAACGCCATTTTTGCAACGGCTGGAACGGCTAGGGTTACGGAGATTACCTAATGCCTCTCTCTTCGGAATTGGCCGTAAATAGATTAAAATTATCTAATACGGCTGGGAAAATAACTCAAAATAGCGGCCAGAATAATATATTCACATTCAAATTAAAACCGAAGACCAATCTAACATTTAGAAATATATTCGGGAATGCAACATGGGCAGATTATTACTCATTTTCTGACTATGTTCAAAATCTTGATAGAATTGATCTTGCCACTGCGTTACTTACAGATATTTACACGCCCATCACTGGAACAATTAGTGGTGCAGCTATAATTTATGAGTCACAAGAGGATGTTATTGATGCTGTCACAGGAATCACACCTCCAGCGGGTAAAATTGTTTATGTTTCAACATCAACATTTGCTCACGATATTGGGGATGTTCCGCTTCCGTTAAATATATTTTCTGCTCAGACAATTTTTCCAAATACGGATGTTACAATCGAAAATGGGAACAGGATGACAAACATCTTTGTAGCATGAAAAAAGATGTAAAAAAAGCCCAAATCTTTTCCAAAAGAATTAAATTTCTTCAAAAGATCGCTATTGCCTCACAAAAAGAGGTTGAGCGTTGCCTTGCTGAGATTGATGCGGCGCAGACCGAGGAGGAGCTTTCTTTGGTGAAGTTTACCCCGCCCGTGCCGGAGAGGTTGTGAAGCCTAAAATTTCGACTTCTAAAACCCGCAGTAGCTTCGGCGAAACGGCCCTGAACTGGTCGCCCAAAACGGCCAGTTCGTGTTTTTCTAAATGAGCTGGCTTTTCCCCACCACATGGAAACAGCGCTTGGCCAAGTACCTGCTTCGGCTGGGTTTGCGTTTCTCCCTGTCGCGGGACGACTACGCCTGTTTTGTCGAGGCCGAGAGGTGCGCCCAGGAATCCAACGCCCTGTCCAGAGAAACAAAATACATCGGCAAGGTAAAGCACCTTTTATCCGTCAACCGCAGTATCAAACAGCTGGTGCTGGACGGGCGGGACCGGGACTCAATCGAGGCCGCCGTGGTGCATCTTGCGGTGGCCTTAAAATTCCTTGAGGAGCGAACGAGATGAGCGCGGACGAGATCATTGACATCCGTGACAAGTTGGCCTCTAACGGCGAGCGGCT